AAACAAAGCAAAAGCAAACGCCTCCGCAACCGCACCCGCCACAGCAACTGCAGCCCACTGGGACGACGGTAGTCAACCATGTCCCACCCTCGGCGGGCCACGAGAGGCGTCCATTTCCGTCAACAACCACGGAAACAGTTCGGTCTGAACGTAAAGACCGCACTTCAAGATGGGCACCGCCTCGATGGTGCCGAGAGGGTTGGGAACCCCATGCAGGGTTACCTGGGACCTGTCATTCAGGACAAGGTCCCCTACATCACCACCACGAGTCGTGCTGATTTCCTATCAGCATTCAACAAACGCGCTAACTACCATGATGCTGGTAGGATTGATCGCCGCATTCGTGGTATTTGTACTCGTATGATCCGCAAGCTTGTTCCCACGCCAATGGCCCCAATCACGTGGGACACGGATCTATACGAACGGTGGGCTATGCTTTTCGACTCGGAAAAACGCAACAGGATGCGCAAGGCTTATGACTCCGCTGGACTTGAGAGCCTTTCTGACTACTCCAACAAACAGATCTTCACGAAGATCGAAGCGTTGGTCAAACCCTTTGATGATGTCGCACCAAGAATCATCTTCAAGGGCACTGATTATTACAACATGATCAGTGGACCAATCATGAAGGAGTTGATGGACAGGTTCGTGTCTCTTGAGAACGCCCTTCCCGACCTGAAATTTAGGGTGAGTTACCGACAACATACCCCAGAAATTGTTGAATTTCTGGAGACTCGCCCTCACTCGTCTTGGATTGAGGCTGATTTTTCGGCCAACGACAGGACACAGGTCAAGGATGTGGTTGAACTCGAGATCATGTTCATGCGGAGACTCGGAGCCCCAAAGTGGTTTCTGGACGTCCATCGTGCCGCGAACCGGTTCTCAATACACAACACGAAGTACGGCCTGTCGGCCGTTGTTGAGAACCAGTTGCCCAGCGGTTCCACTGATGGAACATTTAGAAATACGTTCTGGAACCTATGCATCCTCAACGCCTGGATGGTGTTGCATCGAGTCGATTCTGCCGACGCTGTGCTCCTCGGAGATGACATGTTGGCTGGTTTGACCAAACGGAAGAGACGTGCCGCCCGCACCTATCGTGGGGTGGCTCGGGCGTGTCGCATGGAAGCCAAGGTTACTACGCATCCATGTTTACACAACGCGCATTTCCTATCAAAGCACTTTGTGCCGGTGATGCGCGGTCCGCAAGCCCACGTCATGCTACCGTATATTGGCAAGGTTTTGG